GGAAGCGTTACGCTCAATGAACAGTTGCAACGGATACATGAACCCATTACGTCAAGCAGGTTTGTTCTGGAAAGAAAAGGACGGTACTTATAAAGCCGTTGAGCGCATTCACACGGAAAGGTATTTGCTCTTTACTGAAAAGAAAAACGAATACAATAATGAAAAAATAAACAAGAAGTGTTTTAAACAACCAACGCTTTTCAACCAACCCAAACCAAAGACAACAACACCAGTGCCGACAATGAAAGCGAAACAACGTGAACTGTCTTTCATTCAACGCATTGTTAAATCACTTTTCAAATTATGAATAAAGAAATATACAAGACCCCATTCGGTCGCCTCGTGAAGATTAACTTTAAGACGCTGACTAACTTCAAGACAGCGTTGAGAATCAGCGATCCAACGGCACGTCTTTACGTCGCACACCCAGAACGAATGAGAATCAAAGACTTTAACAACATTTGCCTTCACACGGGACTTTCACGCGAAGACGTATTCTCAACCTTCACACCTACCAAATTAATAAACGAAGAAAATGACTAACGAAAAGATACGCTCTGAAATAGTCGATATGATTCCTTTTCGTCACATGGAACGCTTCGAATTACTTTGGACGATGATTACGCCACGCTACGAAAGATTAACAGCAGAACAAATTGAGATGCAGAAAGAAATGGAGAACGAACGCGATATGTTCTGGAGCGCACTCGAAGACGTGACGTGTTCCGTGTTAGGTGTTCCTTCACAGGCGTTGTACACGACGACAAGACGACGCGAGATAGTAACCGCACGACAAATCATTTTCTTTCTCGTCCGTCCCTGTTACGTCTTGACCTTGAAGAACGTTGGCGACCGGTACAAGAAAGACCACGCGACAATCCTTCACGGAATTAAACAAGCGAGCGCACAGGTAGAATGGGACAAATACTATCGAGCCAACGTGGAACGCATTTGTTTTATACTTTCCGAAATGGGTTATGCTAAACCAATGAAATTTTTTATTAAATTTGTTGACCACGTTGAACACCAAAGAACGCTTCGTGCAAAGAAAAAATCTAAAATCAAATAACTAAAATCAAACAACAATGAAAAGTGAACTTATCTTTTGTCCAACTTGCGAAAGCAAAGAACTTGACGAACGCGTGAATGCAGTTCTTCAGGATCAAAAACTTCAAACGTACGAGGAAGCTTACGAACTAATCGACGACGACGGAGAAATAAAAAAGTGTTTCGATTGTCAAGAATGGGACGACGCAGACGACGACGCAAAAGGCGAAGGTTGGGACTAACTAAAAAATAAAACAAGATGCTAATTTTACAACTCAAAAAGAGAATCGAGATTCTCGAAGCGAAGGTTCAGGAACACGAACAAAAGATAAACGACATACTTATTCGCTTGTCCGTTCCAACAAACACACCAACGTTAATAGCGAAAGAAAAGAAAGCGCAATTCGTCAAACCGACGGTCGTTGAGATTTACGACTACGCGTGTGAAAAACTAAATGACAAAGACGCTCTCGCCTTTACAGAGAAATTTCATGCACACTACGAGGCGAACGGTTGGAAGGTCGGACGCAACGCAATGAAAGACTGGAAAGCCGCCGTGCGTAAATGGGATTTAACTACATTCGTAACTACAAACCAAAACACTAAAATCAAAAATGGAAAATTCGACTCCGATGCTGCGCAACGCATCTACAACGACGCTCAGCATTACACAAAGGGTTGATCGTGCCGAGCGCGAAAGCGCGTTTGTAGCAGATTATGACTTGCCAAATTTTGTCAAGTTGTGTTCGAAGGTCTGCGCCATGTACGGCATAGCACTTCCAGAAGCGCAACTGTTGCAAATGTTGCACGAGTTCATTGGTAAACACTTTCGTTGGGTTACATTCGAACACTTCAACCTTGCGTTCGAATTGAATGCTGCTAACGAACTGTCAAAGAAATGCGAACACTTCGGAGCGTTAAGTGTGTCTTTCATTGGCGACGTGTTGACGGCTTACAAACCACATAGGGACAAGGCGAACCTACAAATACAACGCGAAATCGCGGAATCAAAAGAAGAACAAAACAAACAATTAAAGGAGAGCGAAATGGCGGTAAACGACGACAGCTGGAAGCGAATGTTGACTGAGGACATTGCAAGTTATAAGAAAGGAAAATATACTGTCATTGAAATTCGTGCGGTGTCGCTTATGCGTTGGCTCGAAGAAGCGAAGTACATAACCGCTGACACGTTCACGGACGAAGAATACGCGCTTTGCAAAGCGAAGGCAAGAAAGAATATCTATTTCGAACAGAACTTAAATAAACCAATGGTTGAACGCATGAGTGACCGCAAGCGTCAGCTACTCAAAGAATCAATTTCATTCGAAGGAATGCGTGAGCTTTACAAACTTTATTTGTCAAAGCAATGAGCCAGTTTACCTTCAACGAACAAGGTGTTTGCGAGAACCCTATCTTGAAAACTTATAAGTGCATCAATGGATATGAAGCGCAGGTTAGCACCGCTATCGTTCAACGTGGCTTGTGGAGTTACGCAATAAGGTTTCACGGACGCGAACAGGGTTGGTCTCAACCGCTAATTTACCACGCGGAACATTGCGTTTATGCAACAAAAGACGAAGCATTCAATGCAGGTCTTGAATTGCTATTGCACCAAGTTAAGCAAAACAATGACTTGAAGAAATACGATCGTATTGTTCAGATTCTTCAAGACGAACTTTGTCCTGTTGTTGAAAATCAATTATCATTATTTTGACACCATATAAACCGACATACCTACCGCGTCAAGTTGAAGCATTGAACTTTCTGAACACCGACAGCATCGTTGAACAATTACTTTACGGTGGCGCGGCAGGGGGTGGTAAGACGAAGTTCGGTTGTATGTGGCAAATACAACGTCGTTTAAAGTACGCAGGGACACGTTCGCTTATTGGACGTAGTAAATTAGACACGCTGAAAAAGACGACCTTAAACACGTTCTTTGAAACGGCTGAGGAGTTTGGATTGATAGCGAATAAACACTATACCTTCAACGGACAATCCAACGTAATTAAGTTCTTCAACGGAAGCGAAATTGTTTTGAAAGATTTGTTTGCTTACCCCTCAGATGTAAATTTCAATTCACTTGGATCGTTAGAAATCACAGACTACTTCATTGACGAATGTTCCGAAGTAACCGAAAAAGCGGTCAGCATTGTTCACTCGCGTTGTCGTTTTAAGTTGAATGAGTTCAATCTTATTCCGAAAGGTTTTCTTTCGTGCAATCCTGCGAAGGGTTGGTTGTATAACGAGTTCTATATTAAGAACAACAGGAACGAACTACCTTCACACCGCGCATTTGTTCAGGCACTACCTCAAGACAATCCGTTCTTACCGGTTGCTTACATTGAATCGTTGCGAAGACTTCCAGAGTACGACCGCAAACGTTTGCTCGAAGGCAATTGGGAATTTGACGATGACAGCGACAAGTTATTCTCAACCGATAATTTGCTGCGTATGTTCCGCAACGAACTCATTGAAGGAAAGAAATATATCACAGCCGATATCGCGCGTTTTGGAAAGGATAGGACGATTATCTGCGTTTGGCACGGTCTAACTATTATCGACATAATTGAACTCAACAGAGCGTCGTTAGATGAGGTCGTAAACAAGATTCGCCTCGTAACAAAAGAACACTCAATTTTGTTACAAGATGTTGTCGCAGATGAGGACGGAATTGGTGCTGGAGTGGTTGATTTTCTTAAGTGTCGCGGGTTCGTCAACGGATCTAAACCAAAGCAACCGCAATACCAAAACTTGAAAAGCGAATGTTACTACAAACTCGCGCAATACGTTGAAGAAAACAAGGTCACTATTTTAGTCAATGGAAGGAAAGAACAAATCGTGAAAGAGTTAGAAATGATTAAGCGACACCGCGCAGACGTCGAAGGCAAACTTATGGTCACACCGAAGGACGTAATCAAGAACCGCGAAGGAATAAGTCCTGACGTTGCTGACGCAATCATGATGCGAATGTACTTCGAACTCAATCCAAGTTATGGACAATACGTTGTCGGATAAAATAATTTAGCATACATTTACAATATGAAACAAACACCACTATACGAGTCTTTGAAAATGACTCACGACAGAGAACGCGAAATTGTTAATTCAATGGCGACGTACTTCCAACAAGGCAAAGTTCTTGGCGACATCTTGCTTGAACTTTCGCAGCGCAAAGACATGAACGCAAAAGAGAAAATATACTTGGCGTTAATGATAGGAAATATGATGGCTAAAACAAAAGAAGAAAATGAGATTTCTAACTGAAGCAGATGAAGTAAAACGTCAAGAAGCATTTAAGCAAATGGACAGGTTTCGTCAAATTGAAGATGCCGTTTATGACCATTTGATTTCAATGAAAATTGATATGAAAAATCTTTATGAACACAAAGATTGTTTGTACGTCAGAGGTTGGGGTAAAGATCCACAAGACCCAAGAATGGGCATACCAACAACAGGTAAAAAGATTATGACATTGAAAGAATACGATGCGTTAATTAACAAAATTAAAAACGAAGTAGATGCCAGAAAGCAAAACTAAAAAAGGTATATGCGTATACCTTCACAAAGACCTGTGGAACGAGATAGACGAAAAACGAGGTGTGAATAGTCGCAACACTTTTTTAAGTGAAGCAATCCAGTTCTCAATGAAGTTTTACGTTGACGAATCTAAAGTAAAATTGAAAGAACAAAAGTAGATAAAGCAGCTACCGTAGTTGTAACTATCAAAGCGTGGTTTCTGCGCTTTTTTTGTTTCTCCAATTTCTTTTTATCAGTCGTTAGATTGTTAATTTCTTCGGTCAACACATCTTCC